CAATACTAGAACTTGGTAATGATCTAATTATATCTATTTCTTTATCGAACCACTTCTTCGTAAGAGTAGTTCCGGTAAATATCTTTCTGCCACTATTGGGTCTGATAAATAAAGAATCGATTCTTGGGAACGTCTGGAAAATCTTAAGCTTTTGTGACTTAAGGAATCCCCAGGGCAACATGACGAAATCCTCGTTCAAGAGGCTTCCTTCATTTAAATGATTATAATAATGAGAGCAGTCGTATTTCTGCAAGGATATCTGGGGATTTAAACCATGATACTTACAGGACTTCAAAACGAAGTCAATCGAACCCCTAAACTGAGTGTTCCTGTATATCGCCCTGTCATATACGTCATATTTAGCAGAAACGACCTCGTAAGATTCTAAGTTTCTCACGAAGTCGTTTGTTTCTTCACCAAATATGTCTTGGATTATCCAGTGACACATTCTATTTCCTCATCTGACCAACAGTATCCAACTAAATTGTCTTTTCTTACGATAAAGACGTACTTATATTTCTGATTTCTCTTATCTAGTGGATCTAGAAAGAATTCTTCTGGAAGTTCTTCTTCCGAAATAGTTACTCCAAAGGACTTAAAAGTTGCTTTGAAGTAACATTCTGCTAGAGCGTAGATTTTATCGTCACCTTCTTCTGCAATGAGAGGGTTGATTAATCCTGCCTGTAGTCTAACTATGGTTGACATTATTTCTGTGGGGCTTTTGCAGACAACTCTAAGCCTAGGTCTAGTGCAGCTTTCGATGCAATCAACTCTAGTAGAGAAGTCGCGGAGTTCTTTTCTGAACCATCACCACTTCCCATCTTAACAAGAGGGGCGTGAGGTTGTTTGCTATTTGAATAAGCCAGTGCCCAAGCTTCCTGAACCTTTGTATAAGCGTCAAGTCTCTTTTCTAGGGCATTGTCTGCCTCAAGAATAAGTTTTCTAGCCTCAGCATCACCCTTACCTTTTTCTACAACCGCTTGAGATTCAAGCTTTGCTGTCTTTAAGCCTAGTTCAGCTACTTCATTTTGCTGCTCGGCTTCTGTAACGGCGACCTTCTTCTTCTGTTCAGCTTCGATTGTTGCCTTAGCAAGTGCTACGTTAGCGGTAGCTTCTGCGACGGCTCTTTCTGCAAGACCCTTCTGTTCAGCAGTGATCTTATCTTGTTCGGCTTTCTTGGCTTCTGCAATAGCAGTCTGTACCTTAATTGTAGCGTCAAGTTGTGCCTGAATTTGTCCGTTGACTTTTTCATCGTACTTAATCCCATTAATATTCAGGGATTGTACCAAAATACCGAACTTTTTGAAAGGCGAAGGGGTTGAGACTACATAAGCACCAGTTTCCTTATCTTTTCTGATCTGAATCTTAGTGATAGCTCTCTCAAAACCTAGACCGTCTTTTTCCCTTGTCAATGTACCGTCTGTAGCATAAATACCATCTACAAGTTGCTTCTGAATAAGCTCAATCATATAGCCTCTGCTGCTACTATACGATTCTGTAGAAGACACTAAACCGCCAGTATTAAATACCGCCATCTGTAAGAAGCTTCTAATCAACTGCTTCTCGACCGCTTCGGCGGTTAGGTACTGTGAGTGTAGTTCTTTGATCTGCTCAATATTACTTGTTAGCTCATAGTTGAGAACTCCACTTACTTTTGCCGTACCAGAGTCATTGAATCTCATTTCCATAGATTCATCGTGTGCAGCACCCTGGTCCTTTAACTCGCTAAAGCTAAAAGTACCTCTACGATTGTAGTGAACCGCACTACCAAATCCCTGCCAGTGCCACCCAGGGGTTTCATACACACTTACCGATCCGCTAGGGCTTGTAACTACAAGTACCTGACTAGCGTTATTGCTCTCTACCAAAAATGGTGTTAGGATGATTCCAAATAGGAATACGATACCTAGGGCAATAGTCCACTTCAAATGTTTCAAATTCATTATTTCTTTCCTTTTCCTGACAATCTGTCAATAATCCAAAATACCCAAAATACAAGCAAAACAAGCACAACACATGCTAATGTTAGATACAAAACCATAACTAATCCTTTTCCCTTTGTAAAAGATGCACATAACCATTGTTCATCATCCACTGATAATACTGATTCATTCCATCGATAGCATCCTGTCTTCTAGAGGTTGCCACTAACTCTTGACCATAATCCATACCAGCTTCTGGTAATGAACCCCATAGTTCTGTATCATCTTTAGGATGCTTAGGAACAAAGGTTCTGATCTTTGCGAATCTGTATGCAGCATATGATAGATGCATGTCTTCACCAAAGTTCAAGGGCAGTACGTCTGGAGACAAGGCCCAAAACATTCTTAGTATTCTTGTATGGAAAAACCAACAATGTCCACCAAAGTCAACTTCTTGAATCTCTTCGTTTGGATGCGACCATCCGAAGACCTCGTAGCTATCTGGACTTGGGTACATGTTTGATTTTAACATAACTCCCCTGGTTGTCAATACTGCGTCCTGCTTTTTTTCCTGAATTGTTCTTAAACAGTTCTCAAGCCATCTTTTCCCAGGGATTGTATCATCATCTACAACACATATGTAGGGAGTTCTAGCATTTAGGGCATAAGCAAATCTTGCCCATACACCATGATTTCTATCAGCGAATGCCGATACAGAATTATTCACTACATGTTTATCGAAAGGAATATTACCCATTCCATTCTCAAGGTTTGCCCAGAACATTATCTGGGGAATCCCTATGCTTTGATTCTGATAAGCATCAAACTGCTCTCTCAGTACGTGAGGTCTTTTGTAACCGTTTAAAACTACTGTAACTAAATCATTCATAAAATTTCCTTTTTATAATTTCGACTATCTTTTCCGATGCGTGACCATCACCGAATGGGTATTTATTTTCTGCTGGTATTCTACTTAAACAAAAGTCAAGGGTCACATCTAGATCATAGGGCGAGTTTACTATTATAGAAGAATCGCACTCTCTTTCTGTTGATTCTCTACAAACTATGCACCACTTATCAAAGAAGGAGCATTCTTCCTGAATTCCTCCGCTGTCTGTTATAGCTAACCTACAAGAGGCTAACATTTCCGCCATTGACTCATGGTCTACGGAGTCTATTACTACAACATCTTTAAGTATATGTTTGTATTTTTGTATATCTGGATTGGGATGCATAGGGAAAACAAAATTTAAAGATGGATGCTTGCAAGCTAATTTATTGATTTCCTCAAACCAATACTTCATCTTCTTAAGGTTGTCTCTTCTATGCATAGTAACAATAACTGTATTACCATTAGTTATCTTGTGATTAACTAAGTTATCTAGGGCCGTATTTCCTACTAGGAAGACTTCTCCGTTTACTCTTTCTCTACCTAGATTTTTATAAGCTTCTACAGATGGAGCGAAGTGGTATGAAGCAACAGATGCTATAATCCTTCTATTAGCTTCTTCTGGATAAGGATCATTCCTATAAGTTCTTAGTCCAGCTTCTATATGTAATACGGGAATATTCTGATAGAAAGCCGATAGGGCACAGGACGATGCAGTTGAAGTATCGCCCTGCACAATAACACCTTTTGTATCCATTCCAAATGAAAACTGACAAGTAGCTAAGATATTTTGTAATCTAGTTCCCCTATCATTATTAATAGGTAGACATATATCGTATTTACATCCCTGTAGCAAATCTTCGTGTTGCTTGATATAAATAGATCTGTGTGGAATCTGTTGTAGAAACATTTCCATCATTAAAGGTTTTAGCTTAATATATTCTGGTCTAGTTCCAAATATTACAGTAAACATTTACCACCTACAAACCATCTGAGAGTATGCGTTAATTCCTTCATAGTAGTGCCTCTTAAAACCTTCGCTCTGTAGCCAAGGATTAAGTGTTGACCCTATATCAAGATATGTATTCTTCTTGTTGTTTTCCCAACCTTTGTGGGCCATTATATTACCTAGAGGGCCACATGCTAACAATACTAAGTAACCGCCATGTCTTGTAAGATCTAGCATTGTACTTGTATGCTCTTGGTGATTTAGATAAGCCGTATGTCCAACACCAATACCGCCAGCTATTCTAAAGGGCAAATTTGATATCTTACTGTGTCTATTCGCTACCAATAGAATCTTTCTTTTCTCGTATTCTGGTATAAACTGTTCAACGTAAGTTTGATAGTTTGAGTTTACGAAGATGTTGGCAAATGTAGTATCCTTGTCGGTTCTACCGTCTCCATATAGCAAATCCCTCATATGAAGGGCATCTATACCGGCACAACATGGACAACTAATCCCCACATAGTAATCTTCTTCTAAGTATGTGAAGGACTCTATTAGTTTAACTCTAGCTTCTGACTGCTCTTTACTGAGTTCGTACTTAAACTCATTGTTATCGATTGGCATACCCCTAATTATAGAGTATTCGCCATCAGCAAACTTAGAAAAAGCGAAGTTTTCTTTACTCTTTAGTTTCCTTAAGAGTATCTGTAGTTCTTCACTAAATACCTTTGGAGAGGAAAACATTCTTTGCTTCTACCATTTTAGAGACACCATCTTCATTTCCAATACCCTTGAATATATCCATAGCTAAATCATATGGAGTATTGCCCTTGATATTTTCTTTTGTAATGGTAGTTTTAGTATCGAACACATAGCATGAGCCATTATAGTAAGCAGCATCATAAGCTAACTGACTAATCGTATCAACGCCAATTTCTTCATACTTGCTGTAGATATTAGCCATATAGTGAATCGGTACATAGATATCGGCGTCTTCATACATAGAAGAGTATGAAACTATGTGTGACATTTTATCCCTAATGAATCTATTCTCTGGCTTAGTACCGACTAGGGATAAGCATTTGCCCTTATATCTCGGTGTATTCTGTTTGTTCTTAACCAAGAAAGGATCGAATGCCGTTAACGTATGAACAGGTAGATTGCCCGTATTATCATACTTAAAACTGTTTCTTACAATTTGATCCAGTTGAGGAAGTTGGTCTCTAACTAAACCTTCACAGTTAACTACAACTTGACAATGTGGAGATTCAGAAAGCCTCTTTACCATTTCCCTATTGAGCATAGTAGCCTTACAGATAAACAGATCTGGATCTACAGCATCAAAGATATCGTAGGCACTCATAGCACTCGCCCACATAACTACTTGATCGCCTCCATCCTTAAAAGCTTGACCTAGAATCATAGGTTCAGTCGAAGTTTCTGATGAATAGTTGTGAATTAAAATTTTCATATAGTCCTCTTACCAATTGGTATGTTTTGTTATTGTCTATTTTGATAGTTTGAAATTTATTCTGAACTTGGATAAGCTTAGATTCTTCTTTGAATTCATTTAGTGCTTCAAAGAGGAACTTATTTTTATACTCTGCTCCAGAAACTATTTCCCTTAGTAGGTCTATATTGCTATAACCATTGATGCAGAAAACTTCCGTCCAAAAATTAGGCAAGCCGTAAGACATATTAGTTATAGTACCGAACTCGTCAACGACACTTCCAACCTCGAAATTATTCCTTCCTTCCTTCTGTGTCACTATGAAGGAATCGAAACTATTAACTTTGAGAAGTTCTGGATAAGTCATAACATCGCCAGCACATACAACAACACAGTCTGAGTTTACGTTATTAAGCGATAATCTCAGACTTTCACAATAGTTTGTATTTTCATAGTCTCTATTTTCAACTGCCCTAATACAGTGTCCGTTGTATTTACTCTTCACATATCTCATAACCCTATCTGTGTCATATCCTAAGCATAAAACTATCTCGTAGCTTTTATACGCAGAAGCGACAGATGCTAGTTGAATATCTAGCATGTTATTAAGGCCGAATTGCAGCAGAGAGGATGGTCCGCTAGCCTTCATCTTATCCTTAACCTTATCAGCTAGGAAGATTACGGAAACATGTTCTGGTCTTTTACCCTTTTTTCCTTTGACGGAAGTTATGCTCATATTATTTTTGTGAACCTGTAGAATGAATCCCAAAAGCCTTTAGAATTTTCTTTGTCGTAATTCAGATAACTAGAAAAGGCAGAAGTAAGTACTCCCCAAGAGTAGTCGCTCCAGATGCATACTTTCTTTTCTTTCTGTATTCTGAATAAAGCCCTAAAACCTTCTAATATAGATTTAATACCTTCATTATCTTCATCGCAGACTCTAATAAACACTGGGGTCTTGATGTTTCTGATTAACTCATGGGCGAATTCTAAAGAGTTTAGTCCTTCGTTAATGAATACAACATTCACTTCCCACTTGCTGTTTCTAAGTTCGTTTGCCTTTTTCAGTATCTCCATCTTCTCGATTTGAGGAAGAAGATTTTCTGCAACTATAAGAATAACAGTGTTTTCTTTAGTGAATTGATCTGCCTTACTAAAATACCACTTTTGGTAGAAATCAGCACAATCATACTCAATCAATATAGTTGCCTTAAAATTAGCTTCTGCGTCTGCCTTAGCTAAGTTTGGTACTCCACCATTCCATGTTTTAGGTCTGTAGGTTGTACATAGACCATTGATAACACAGAAGTTTGCTTCTTCATCATATGCCTCGAAGTGATCTTGAGAGTCTAGCTTATTAGCCAAACACCCAGCCTGAGTCTTATCCTCAAACTGGGCGAATACGCAAAATTTACATGGAGTCTCTAGCTTACCTGCTGATTGTAACGTCATATCCAACTCCGTTAAGTTTACATGTTTCGATAGATAAACCGTTCTTAACAACAATAGCCTCTAGCGAGTCTAGATCTGTTAACGATTTATTAGAGTAAAGGGCTATGTTGAAATCGCCCAGGGTTATTTCGTCTCTACATAGGGCCATAGCTAAAAGCCTTGGATTCATAAAGTTAAGCTTGACGACTCCGCCCTTTCTTAGCTTAGAGAATACGTTGTCCAAGAACTTCTCGATCTTGTTTAGGGGAATCTTGTTGATAGAATCACCAAGTAGAATTTCTTCACACTCATTAGTAAAGACTTCAACTAGATCAACTTCACCCTGCTCATCAAGGACAAAGGATTTAAATCCTTCTATCTTGTGTTCTGGACTTGATACAATTTGTAATTTCATAGACTTGCCTCGTATGTTTTTTGGAAAATCTCTTTCCATTCGTTGATGAATCTGTCTTCATTAAATCTTTCTAGGATTGTTTCTCTAGCATTCTCTCCGAGAGTTTGGGCTAGTTCTTCATCGTTTAGCAATAGATTGCAATAATCGATGAGTTCATGTTCATTTTCTGAAATCATACCATTATAACCGTGTTTTATAACGTTAGGTATGTTGCAGTTATCTAGGGCGACGACAGCACAACCACAAGACATAGCCTCTAATAGAGACATTGGAATTGGGCTGAATGTTGTAGTATTAAGATAGACTGAGCAGGAATTGTATTCGTCTACAAGCTTGTTTACGCTAACAGAGGGCAGAGATATTCCTGGGTTATTACCAACTAGTTTTCTTGGAATGTTAGCGGTTATTCTTTCCCACCCATTATAGTTTAGAACAAAGTCTCTATTCTTGAAGTCGTTAGCTACTGTAAGTACATACTTCTTCTTTTTCTTCGTGGGATTTGGGGCGAAAAGTCCAGAATCTACACAATGCTCAATGATGTTGATATTTCTATTAATTCCTATAGTATTCCATGCGGAAGCAGAATATTCAGAAATAAACACATTAACATCGCCAACCATTCTTCCTAGCTTCTGGATTGTATTATAGTCCATGCCTGGATTGATTGTTGTGTGTTCTAGCGAAATAATTGGGATTTCCAGTATTTGGTTCAGTTCTTGAGCGAGAGCGAACTGCCCGTATCTACTTTGAGCTAATATAAGGTCATATCCATCACTTGGATAGAATAGACCTTGAGGCATAACATTGTAGTTTTCAGGAATTGGGGTTAGATAATCCCAAGACTTTAGGTCTGGATGAGGAAACGAGAAGAACTCATGTCCAGTTTTAGCTAGATTTGTCTCATATCTTTCGTGAGTAGGGAATGTTAAAATTCTAAGTTTCTTACCCTTAGACTCTGTATTTGATCTTCTTATCCAATTTTCAATCATTATTAAACACCCCTTATTGCGTCAATCATCATATTGCCCACATTCTCTAAAGAATACTCTTTCGCTACCTTAAGACCTTCTGATCTATAAGATACTGGATTTCTATAATTATGTCTCATTGTTTCTACAAGTTGTTTCTCGTTCAAGTTGTCCCAGTAGTCTCTGCCTGTATAAAGTTCATGTACCGGCGAATCTGGCGACGAGCAGAGTGTGTCTACTGTTTTAAGTATCTCTGCTCCTTTATAATCTTTTAAATACTGAGAGGCACCTGATGGGCTGGAAATGATTTGTTTACCCATTGCCATCGCATCGAACGTTGGAATAGACCAAGCTTCACCATGAGAAGTGTTAATAAAGCAATCTGCATATTGATGAAGTGCTAGAACTTCTGAATCTGAAACATCCCCAGAGATAATGAACTCACTCTTGTAAGATCTCATACTCTTGTATAGTCTAGCTCTTTTCTTTATATCATAGCAAAGGGCGACAACAGATCTTCTTACAATATCTTCTGGTTGTCTATAACCTCTAACTTTCAAGATTAATGAAACTGGTTCATCCCTATCGAAAGCGGCATGAAAACCCTTTACTGTTGATTCAAGGTTTTTTCTGCTATTAACGTCACAGATACCATAAAACTTATATGTATGAGTTAGTTCTGGTATAACTACATTCTTAAATGATTCATAATATTTAGTAATGTCGCAAGCATGTGGGATATAGACTCCCTTAGTCGATTTACAATTTTCACTGATAATCTCCGCTAGTTTCTCATTTGGAACCCAAACCGCATCCATCATATTAAGACATTCTTTCCATGATGTGTTCTTTAGGTCGTGATTTTCGTATTCTAGATAAGCAACATTCAGGTACTTACCAGTTTTCACCAAATCTTTAGGAAGAACGTGCTGTATACAAACTTCTACGCTATTGAGATCTTTTCTCTCACACTCTGCAATATCATCATCAAGGGGTTTTTCGCCCGCTGTGAGTCTAATATCTCTGTATACAACATCAACCCCAGCACTCATAAGTGCCCTAATGTTGTTTGTAGCGGCTCTCGACCAACCACTACCTTCTCTGATGTATCCTATGTAAAGTACTTTCATACTACTTTCTCCTTTCTCTTTTGTTCCCACATGTTTCTATTCTCACATAACGCTACCATTTCTTTGTAGGCTATATCGAAGTTGTATGATACTCTTTCGTTTTTGCCCTCAAAAGCCATAGATCCATCATTGTGATATAATCCACCAACACTAGATGTTCTAGATCCATATGTTAAATCTCTAACAAGTTTGGCTTCAAAGTATGTATTAAGTTTGTCTGGCTCACATAAAGCATTGAGAATTAGCCATCTAGCTAAGTCTTTATAAGACGCACCATCTAGCTTTTCAGGCATAGGTTTTGGTCTTACTTGATTAGGTGCAGACAACCAACCTTCTTCATCTGGAATAACATCTAGTGCATCGAAGCATTCTTCAAGCTTTTTGCCTGTTTTACCCCAACTGTAGTGAATATCATATAGTTGTCTAGTCTTCGTTCCTAGATTAGCAATTTCCTCGCCTGTTTGACCGAAGAAGTCTAAAAGTACTTCTGATGTTGCTTCATTGTCTGGAACTGCCCTAAAGCATCCAGTCTCTAATTCTTTGTATAAAGCTTTTGGTTCTAGCTTAATACCGTCTAGATTCTCTACAATGCTACTCATAGCTGAGTAATTAATAGCAGCGATAGGAACACCACAAGCGGCAGCTTCTACAAGAGGAATACCAAATCCTTCGCTATTAGCATACTGAATGTATAGATCAAAGCAGTTATTGATTAGGGCGAGTTGTTGCGTAGTAGCACCAACTCTCACGTTACACATTTCAGCACAGAATCTTCTAGTAAAAGGCGATTCTGTCTTTGGTCCACAGTACAACGAAGAGAAGACCTTGCCAGTATCTCTACAAATATAAGTGAACAGAACTTTAGACGCTAATTCATAATCTTGTAGAAGTTCTGGGATATCCCAACCTAAGTCTGGATAGTATGTATGGCAATAAAGGAAGTAGTTCTCTGGATCTTTAACCTTTTCAAGAAATATTTTAAATGATTGAAATAGGTCTGGATACAGTTTTCTTCTTTGATTTCTCATAACTGTACCAACAATCTTAAGGTCTGGAGATAGACCAAGTTGATTTCTAGCTTCTGCTTTAGGCATAGGAACATATTCTTTGCTTGCACAGGGCGATGCTGTTCCAACATATTTAACTCTTCCGCCTGTTTCCTTATCTAGAACTCCACCAGCCCATTCTGAATATGAGAATACAGCATCTGCACTAATATACATATCAAGCCACTGTCTAGCTTGTGGTGCTGCATCTACTGTAGGCATAAGAACGAACTTAAAGTAATCTCTAAAGGGCGATCTAGCAATGAACTCAGTCATCCAGAAGTCTCTTATATCAAATACGATATCAGGCTTAAACTCTAGACAAGCTGATTCAAAGATGAAAGAGCCAAACTGATGTAGAGGGTTTGAGTGATACGCCTCTAGTTCTTGTTCTGATGCTTGTGGTAGATAGTCTCTATTTGGCTGAACACCAAAATACTTCCAAGGAAGCATAGAACCTCTTGGATCATTCCTTTGTCCGTATGCAGCTAACTCAGCTAGCTCATACTTCCCTGTGGCCTGTAGGTAACTCATAACTTCCCTTGTATAGGAAGAGTACCCAGTATTCAAGAAAGTAGCTTCTGTACAAAATAGTATTCTTTTCTTTCTCATATTTCCATCATCTTGTTGATTATTAATGAACCCTTCTTGCAATCACCGTAAATCAATACGTTGTTGCCTACAAAAAGGCTGTACTTGTTTTCTTCTCTGCGATCAGGGAAAATAACAGTTCCGTCAAAAGAGCATGTTTCGTCTTCTATTGTTAAGAATGACATAACTTTGCCCTTGTTTTCGCCCTCTTTCTTTATTACAAAGTCATGGATTCTGCTGATGTTGGCAGCAATTCTTAGATTGTCGCCCTCTTTTCCATCTATGATTTCTCTACATGTGGTATTAGCACCAAGAGAATCGGCAGAACTGATCTTTGATAACGAGATAGGGCAACCAATGAACTTTATTTCTTGATCGATAATCCAATCTGGATCATCATCCATAGAATAAGCTGGATACTGTAGTAGCTTAACTTCATCTAGTAGAACTTGTTTTCTAGATTCTTTGCTTGTAGCACCACCGTTCTTCTTAAGAACAGCCGCATCATTCAAGCAATCTACCAATGTTTCCCACTTCCTTGTATTATAGTTAGCAAGAACCCACTTTAGTTCGGCATCTGTCAAATTTCTGAAAGACTCATAATCATAAAGTGCTTTGTTTCTAGTGATCTTATCCTTAATTCCCCTAAAGAATCCAACAGAAGCTAAAGTCTTAAAGTTCGTTGAATTGATATTAGGCGATAGCTTAAGCAGTATTTCCATCCATGAGAAGTCACTATAGTTCTTCTGTAGTTCTGTACTCGTATCAGCTAGAACCTTAAGAGTTTTGTCGCCGTTTGTCCCAGTAAGAGATTTGACATTCTTAACTCCGAAGTAGATAGTATCACTAAAGTCAGGAGAAAAGAACGTATCGTTATAGGCGGCAATCTTAGGAGTCTTAACCTTGAAGTCAAACAACTTAGATTCAGAAACTAGTTGTGCTACTTCTTCGTGAGGTTTAGGCTTTTCGGTAGAGAACTCCAAGTATGATACAAAGAAGTCGTTGGTAGCATATCTCTTAGTATACGCTGTCCAGTATGCGTTTAGGGCATAACTTACAGAGTGAGACTTATTAAACTGATATCTAGCGGACTTTTCGATAATATCGTAGATTTCATTAGCCTTTTCAGCATCTACAATACCAGTTTTCTTACATCCGTCAATGAACCACTTTCTAATCTCTGCCATCAAGTCAGCTTTCTTTTTACCAATAGCCTTTCTCAACTTATCAGCTTCAACGCCGGAAAAACCGGCGATAACAGTAGCAATCTTCATCGTCTGTTCCTGATAGAGCATTAGACCCTGTGTTGGTTGTAGAATGTCCCTACAAGACTCATGGATATAAGTAACCTTCTCAAGTCCATGTTTTCTATCAACATATCTCTGAGTAATAGATTTCTTCTTGCCTTCTTCGTCTTCAACGATAGCCTTAAGTGCCCCTGGTCTAAGAATAGCTACAAGGGCAGACAGTTCTTCAATATTGTCTGGCTTAAGTTTCTTCGACCAGTTTCTACCAAGATTACTTTCCAACTGGAAAATGCCCTTGGTCTTACCTTCGTGAAACAATTGCCAAACTTCTGGGTCTTCTAGATCTACGTTGTCCCAGTCTATATCGGCTACTTTTAGATAATCAGTTCTGCTACAAATATCAAACATATAATTGACCGTTCGCGAAAGCGTTATCAATCTCCATTTTCTGGTAAACTTTTCTATGTGTCAAGATGAACTTAATCATAATGTTCGCAATGTCTTTTACGTCCTGTAAAGCATCGTGGGCATTTTCACTTGACATACCCATTCTCTTTCTAACGTTATCCATACTAATGGACTTCACATTAGGGTCGCTCTCTGTCCAAATGAACATGTTATCCATCATATCAATCTTATTGATTTGGTGGAATAGCTTTTGGCATCCTCTTGCTTCGTCATAGAACATGTTTAAATCTTTACAGATTCTGTTTAGGATAAGCATATCGTAGTTAATGATATTGTATCCACAAGGAATTGGGGCAAAGAATGTTGTCTTGTTCCAGTTGTATTTGTTCACAAAGTCACAGAATTTAGGGAACACAGACTTGAGGGCTGGTGCCTTAGCAATACCTTCTCTGGTCTTACCAGTGATCTTTAGGGCTTCTTCCTCAAGTGGAGCGAGTCCTAGAGCTTTTGCTTCTTCATCATCTGTTACGGCGAAGATTTCGCTGTTGAACGTATCCTTCAATTTCAGGTTTCTACCATCAATAACAACTGCCGCCAACTGTGTAGGTTGACATGTGTTAGGATTTCTTCCGCCTGTTTCAAAGTCGAATACAATAAAGTCTTTATTAGCCATTAAGTTTTTTCCCTATAAATATAAAATCCCAATCCTCAAGTTCTCCTACTATCATTGTTCCATCTGGATGCGGATCAAAAACTGGTTCTCCATTCAAACCAATAACCGCATGATAGACACTGGAGAATCTAGGGGATGTTCCAACAATCATGTGATATCCCCAATAACTCATTTGTGCATAATCTTTTAACCCAGAGCCATGAAACTCTGTGTATACATATCCTCTTTTATCTAGCCACTTTATAGTAGCAGTGAGAGGACATTCACAATCTCTCATAAAATGAGGAATATCATTAATGTCATACTCTAAAAGAGAAGCTATACAAGCAATCCAGCAATCTCCAACAGCACCAGTTGTTGGATCGTGTATTATTCTTTGTTTAACTGGTATCATTTGCTAAATATCCTTTTCTTCAAAAACTCATCAATCTTTCTGTAAAGCCATTCTAGCCAAGATTCTTTTGGTTTCTCAACTTCGACAACCGGCACTGTCTTGTCTTCTGGGTCTAAAAGTTTCTCTTCTTCCTTTTTTAGTTTAGACTTTAACCAGTCTATTAGAGGTCTCTTTCTCATGTCTCTTCTTCCTCGCTTTGGATAGGTTTTGTGCGTACATTAGTTTAGATAAGAAAGCTACACCTAGAACGTCAATCTTACACTGTCCAGTAGCTTCCAATGCGGACATTTCAAATGCGGCAAGACCATCTTTATTGATAGGACAAACATTAGCTAGTGGCTCTACTGAAATAACAACTCCAGCAGGATGTTTACCAACGCTCTTGAATGTACCTTCTAATCTAATAGCCTGCTCAAAGTATGGAGCGTATTCGCCCTCAAGTTTACCTTCTGAGTTAATATGACAGAATTGTCTAAGTTCTTCTGCATTATTTATAAGTGCCCATCTGATGATACTTCTATCTTCTTCATCCATCTTTTCTAGTTCGTCAGAGATAGCGGCTTCGTCTGGAATATGCTCACATATAGCATTCATTTCAGCAAAACCACATACCTTATTCATACCAAAAACTTCTTTAACGGCACTTCTTCCCATGTATCTCATCAGAGTTATCATCTGACTAACGTGAGCCTTACCAAACTTAGATTCTAGATATCTAATAACATCTTCTCTTTTGTCGGATGGAACGTCGATATCAACGTCAGGCAATGAAATGTTACCCTCTGTATTTCTACTTTCGTTATAGAATCTCTCAAAGAGTAGATCAAAAGGAATTGGATCAATCTTTGTGATATTAATCAGATAAGAAATCAAACAACCAGCAGCCGACCCTCTACCAGGACCAGCTAACCAACCACTCTTCTTAATAAAGTCAAGAATATCCGCAACGATTAGGAAGTACCCGAATAGAGTAGCTTTCTTAAATACGGCGAACTCTGTCTCGTATTGGTCTTCGTATTGTTTTCTTTTCTCTGCTTTAGTAAGCTTACCCTTCTTTTCAAGCTTATTTTCCCAACCAACACTACATAGGTGTCTAAGATATTCTTCTTCTGTTTCACCATTAGGTGTTGGAAACTTAGGCAGAACTGGATTAGATAGAATATTGTATTCTTCACAAGAATCCACAATAAGTTTAATCAAGTCAGAACCAACGGCTTTATCCTTGTCTGGAACCTCGAATTCTTTACTCTTAAAGAACCTTGAGGTCTCTGGAGCATATTTCGCGTCATTTAAACTGAATTTAAGTCCAGAGGCTAGAGAGATTCTGTGAACGTCTACGTCAAGCGTAGTTGTATAGAAATATTCTTTGATAGAACCATCGTTTACTAGAATATCATCCCCAAAGTGTTCAATTACAGATGGATGAATCAGACTTTGCTGGTCTGCTAAACATAGAAGATTCTCTTTCTTGCAATTAAGCTTTGTAAAGGAATTTGTAGATATGATGTTGATTAAGTTAGACCAACCAGCCTTGTTCTTAACAAACAAAGTAAACCCATTAAAGGAACAACCAATAATGGGCTTTATCTTAGCGGCTTTACATTTTTGAAAGAACTCTACAGCACCAGTGATAGATTCCCTATCTGCTATACCACAGGCCGTATATCCGTTCTCTACACACTTAGCCACTAACTGACTAGGCTTAGAGAATCCATATTGAATACTATAGTGAGTAAAATTTAATAGCGGAGCGAACATTTTCCCTTAATCCTTTCGTTTTTTGTCTGTAGCTTGTTATAGCGTGATTTAGCCTGGAGCCGAGTAAAATCCTGGGTTGAATCCTGGCTTTCTAAGCTTTTCCGTGGCTACTGTGATTCCATACGTCTTAATGGTCTCTTCTACATGCTTACATCTAATCTTTCCGGTAGCTTCATCAACTTCACTAAACTTACAAAGATACTTACATTTCCAACTACTTCTGTCTTGTGAGACTGGTCTTGGTAACGTATTCTTAGTAATAGTTTGGAATCTAGTTTTCAACATCCCTAAGAATCTTTCGTCGTCATCTTCTTCAAAACACATCGAGAAGGGACCACCATCCCTTAAGAAGTTGATAGTCATAATTCTATTAGGAATGTCTGGATAAAGTCTAGATATAGCGTGATTGTATAATAACAACTGCGGATCTTTACAAAGCTTTTTATAGTCTTTGACTTCACCGCTTGCAAAGTCTTTTCTTTCTCCGGTCTTCCAGTCAATAACTTCAATGGTATTATCATTTAGATTAGTGACTGTATCGATAGTGCCCTTGATAGCTAACTGACCCTTGTGGGTAATTCCGTTCTCTACAAATTCAAACTTGGCCCAATCAAACTCAATAGGTAAATCGAAGTGTGGCTCCATCGCCCTAATATTTCTGATTCTTGGATCATAGACTCCATTCCAACCCTTTATACCAAGATTTACCATCTTAGTTACAAACTCAAATGTATTTGTGTAGTTTTTCCCATCTACCTTAACACTAAAGTTTGGTTTATCAAAATCATTTACTGAACGAGATCTATAATGATCGTAGCTTCTTCTAATTAAGCTATTAACAAATTTATCTGTGTATAAACTTTTTTTGGTAAACTCAACAACCCCAAGGGCATCGTCTTCAATAACAAGATCACCACCGTCTTGAATAGCCTTTTTACAGCATCCAAGTACTTCCATAACCTTGTGTGTTGATGTTCCTAATTCCGCTTTTAGGTTTGTTTTATTCTGATGCCCTAAGACATAGACTTGGTAGTATTGCAATTGGCAAAAGTCCCAGTTTCCGTATGAAGAACTTCTAATATATGGGACTAAAATACTCATTAAACAACTCCGGTTAATAGTTTCTCTACTGTGAGCATAGTCTCACTAAGCGTTTGGTCTTGATTATGTACTACATAGTCAAAATTCTTCCAATCGTATACAGAGGGATCAAGGGCAATTTCGCTGGCGTGTTTGTCTTCATTAGTTACTTTATCAAGTCTAATACATAGACCACCAGCTTTCTTAATAGCTTCAACTTCGTCTGGGAATCTAACATCTGTAATTAGGGCGAGTTCACTACCTTCTCTAAGAATAGTTTTTAGGGTATTGTTAACCCAAACCTTTGGATACATCTTTCTGGCAACGTCTGTTCCCCAAAACTGCATAAAATCTCTACCAGACATTGGGCCAGATTGGTGCATTGTAAGATCAAGACCTCTTATTATCCTATTCACATCTTTGTCTTTATAATCCTTGCCTAAGATAGATGCCCAACACATTTCATCAGTAGGAGCAATCCCAGGCATATCTTCCCACATTAGATGAGTAGGGGCGGCTCTTTCTTCTTCTGAGCCGTATACAGAACTTGGATCTAGTTCAAATAGATCTATTGCTGTTGCCTTAAGGGCATCTGCAAAGCTATAGTTCTTAACAAAGGGCCATAACATATCCTGTACTGACTTAACAAAAGCTTCGTCTTTTCTGTATAGGTCTAGAATACCCCAGTCTGTACTTCCGTCCTGAAACTGAGTTAGGATTTCTAACTCTCCTAAGTCTGTCATTCTGAAATCAGAGATAAGACCATTCTTCTTCATAACCAATCCGTTTAGGAAGTTGGCTACTGTATTCTTTCCGCTTCTCTTCTTTCCAGAAATTCCGATAATGTTCATTAGTATAAACCCTTCAACTTAATTAGTATGTCTTTATGGATAGCTTCCGGCGACATCGCCCCTATATCTTTCCTTGTCTTTAGTTCAGGAAAGAACAATTTGAAATATCTATCCAACTTTCTCTTGATTTTTGTCTTAGCTTCTCTTCCTGGTTGGTCATGGTCTAGAAGTATCACTAATGTAGTAACACCAATTGCATTAAGTTTATCTATATGAGAGTCAAAGACTTCCTTTCCGAATAAGCCCACAGCATTCTTAACGCCAGCTTCCCACAGTCTCCAAACGTCTCCCTGTCCTTCTACAAGAAACATTGCTGACTTCTGTTCAGCTACTACTTTCGCCCTATGGAAGTTATAAAACCACTCATTCTTATTGAAATTCTTCTCAATATAGAACTTTGGCTCTATGTAATCTTTATTCGCCCTACAAATATGACCAACTATCGACGATCCATCGTCGTTGTGTATTGGTATTATAGCTCTGTTTCTCATAAGAGCAGAAGTTTCTTGCGAATCTCCGATACCAAATTCAACCATTGTTTCTTTTTTGAAGTGTCTCTCGTTCATAAAGTATAATGAGGGTACACTACTTTGAAAGCCTGGACTCTCGAAGTCTGAAACTCTTCTGACATTTTCCTTATAGAACTTATTGATTACTTCTTGAAGCGGATCAGTAACTACAACAACGGCGTTTTCATCTTTCTTGAGGGCACTATCCATGAATTGAGGAATATTCATCCTAATCCATGATAGAACATCAGTGAAAGTTGCGTTCTTTGATTCTCTCTTAGAGATAATTCCCTTAATCAAACCAAAGATATCATCGCCGTATTCTTCGTGACAACCTCTTGTCCAACATTTCCATCTTTTACTTCTAGCACTCATAGAGAAAGCTTTAGGATTGTCGCTTTCATCATGGACTGGACAGAAGGAAAACTTGTGGGCGTTCAAGCTTGCCGTATCTATCTTAAGTATTTCAAGAACGTTATCGAGATCATCATTTAGTTTGCTTTTTAGATCTTTTAGGTTTAGCATCTTCCTCGGTCTCGAATGGAGCGTCGTCTTCGTAGTTATCTAGACTCTCTTTGGATATGAGTCCAGTGTCTTGTTCTGGCATCATCTTAAACTCGTTTCTGGTCTTTAACTCTTCAAGTTTAGATATATCTCCCGTCATTTGTAGGTTGATGTAATCTCCCCCATCTAAGCCTCCACCGTGTCTAGAAGCAAGGATTACAAACTTCCTGTTTCCTGCTCTGACACCATCTTCCGCTATTTCTTCTTCCGACTTTTGCTTAAAGATAGTGAATGATGTACACAACCAAATAAGTCTGTCAGAACCGCTAACGGCGTCTGTACTTTCTTTGGTAATACCGTCTCTATTCAATTGAACAAAAGCCAGACAAGCTACGTCAAGCTTAACACATAGATTGTGAAGTGCCGTAATCTGGAACCCAAGCAATTGGTATTCCTGCATACTTGCATTCACGCCCTCGGAAGACATAAGCTTTAGATAGTCAAAAATAATTACACAGTCTTTTGTATTCCCATTTTCGTCCTTACCTACAGTGTGAGTAACCCATCTTTTGATGTGATTAAGGATTGAATTGAAAGGTTTGCCTGATACGTTAATGTAGTCATAGGGCAAAGTCTTGTATTCTGCGGCAGCTTCTCTAACAGAAGCCTTCTTATCTGGATCATTAGAGAATTTACCAGTAGCAATCTGATTGATTTCGATACCGCACATACTAGCTAGAATTCTATGTGAGTGATCTTCCTTGCACATTTCTGTGTCAATCATTAGAACGGGAATACCCTTTCTAGCGACATTAACAGCAACAGCATCAGCACAAACAGACTTACCAGTTTTTGGTCTAGCGGCAATCAAGTCAACACACTTTCTTCTAAGACCGCCCCCAATACCTTTGTCATATCTAGGGAAACCAGTTGGAATACCCATGATATCACATTGATTAGCTTCTAGATAGTCTAGATACTCAAAGATATCTTCACCGATTCTAATCGGTCTTTCATCCTGTGTGTCTTGCTTTAGGAATTCCGTTAAAGGGTTTTCCATGAGGGCAATGATTTCATCTATACTTTCTGTACCAGTGATCTTATCTACGTCTTGAGATATCTTACCGGCAACTTCCTTAATGTTTCTAGCGAACTCATATTTCTTTATCTGTAGGGCAAAGTTAAATATGTTGTCCTTATTAACCTTTAGGGATGAGAGCGATTTCAAATACTGAATGTTCTGATCTGTTGTTATCGCATCAGTCAGCTTTAGTTGTTCTGCTGCTGACAGAATAGAGGGCAAATCTACAGACATGCCCTGATTAATGATGAACTTTAGGCATCTATAAACAACAGCGTTCTGAATAGAACCAAAAGAAGATTCTTCTAGCACATCAGATACCTCAACGAAAGCTTCTGCTCCGTATTGATATAATCCAGCTAATATAGCTCTTTCCGCACCGTTGTCAAATAATTCCATTATCTTCCGCCTGCACACTTTTCACAAATGTAATAATTGGTTGCCAAACTAGGAGAAACACTCTTTGTCTTTCTACATCTATCGCAGATTACATCAACGAATTCAACAGGAGGTCTTTTCGCTGTTGGACTCTTAGGAAGATATGCTAACTTAACATCATCTTCGTCTCTACCTTCGCCCTCATCAACGAATGTATTCTTACCAGCCCTTACAGGCGTTTTATGTGTTGACGGTTCATCCTTGATAACTCTAAAGTCTTCTGTAATGGTTGTCTTTTTAGGAGGCATCTTAACAGGAAGGTTAGGTACTGATCTTTCTAGTTTTGCATCAACCTGATGTGGTTTATCATTACCAATCAATAGTTGTGCTAACTGTCTCTTTTCTACATCCGACAGACCCGCTGTCATCTTAGCTAATAGTGCTACTGCATCACTCATAATCTTGATTTCTCCAATATGATATCCGACATTTTCTTAACCTGAAAAACTTTGCCCTCAAGCAATGTTACTTTCATGCTAGAGTCTTTTCTGACTTCTTCTATCACCTTCGCAAAGCTATGATCTGAGACCATAATCGTTCTCTTCATTTCAAACTTTGTATACTTATCAAAGGCGTTTTCTCTTTCGAACTTAACAAGTAATTCATCTAGCAGGTTATTGCACCAGTTTAGAATCGCTATATTCCTGTTAATTTCATCTTGTATGTATGAGGCGTAACCCTGTAACATATAAGCTATATCTAACAATTCGGCCCTTGACTTATTAGCTAAGTCTGATAGCTCCATGTCTGAATAGAATGCATACTCTTCTTTGTATGAAGAAAAGCATATGTTAGATGAGGCGAGATATTCATCTATACTCTTCTCAAATTCTTTTAGTGTATCACTAGCGTTTAACAAGTTGTTCTCTCCATTGTTCTTCACTATCGGAATACTTAAGGACAACTAAATCTATATTGTTGTTCTCGCACCATTCCGCTTTCTGACTGTCTCTAAACTGTGCTTTCAGAAAAGCCTTTTGGTTTTCGTGAAAGAATGGTATGAAGTTATAGTGCTGTTCACCGTGAACCTCGACCGCTAAGTTTAAATAGGGAATAAAAAAATCCAGGTAGAGCATATTTCTGCCACTTCCTGGCATTCCTGGTTCTTCAAGAATAATACAAGTACCAAAGATTTCCCTAATAATAGACCTAGCAAGTTTATGATACTTTGATCTAGGTCTAGTAGAGTCATCTAAGACACTATAGCTTTGAAGATTCCAGTTATATTGTCTACCATCTAGTCCTACGACTTTCATGCACAAAGCTCTTTAATCTTGTCATTAAGAAACTCAACAAACTCTGGATACTTATCTAAAAAGGCTTCTACCTTCTCCCCGCCCTGGAATTTAAAAGCTTTCTCTAGGCTTTCTTCGTCTCTGGCAGTAATCCCATTATCATCAAGATACTTCTTAACACACGGTTCGTTTGGATTTTGAGCTAAAGCTTTGATTGTGAACCAAGCACCATTAACTTTAACAAGTGCAAGTTGTTTAGCTACTTCGTAAACCTCCTTAGCTTCATCGATTCCAATACCATATCTTAACCAACCTTCTGTTGTAGTATTTGGAATTCCTCCAAGATTAGAAGTTAATACTTTCCAGTAAATCCTTTGTCCAAAGTCTGGATCTGTTGATTCATCATCATCCCCAGACTTTTTCTTACCAGTAGAAGTATTCCATCTTGCCGTATGGGTGATTTCTATATTTGTTCCAACTTGGTATTGGAGCATGTTACCACAGTCTGTCATCTTGGTTCTTCTAGAAGGACCAGTATCTGCAATTTGGTGGGCAATACAAATCAGAATGATTCTGTTGTTTGTGATGTTTCCACCTTCCTTTTTAAAGAACTGAGATAAAAGTCTTGGTAGCTTGTTTCTTGTTGAAGCGTTAAGGGCACCTTCTAGTTCTTCTTTCGGTACAAGACTTGATAACGAGTCAATGATGATGATAGACCCTGGCTCAAGCGTGATGTAGTGCGATGCAATTGTTAGGAAGTCTTCGCCCGCAAGCTTTCTTGTTTCAGAAGACTCAATAATAATCATTCTGTCTGGATCAAGACCTCTAACACCTTCGAAGTTCTGACTGTTAAGTCTTCCCTCTGTATTTAGATAGATAATCTTCTTCTCTGGATAGTCTCTCTGGCACTTAGCTACAAAGTGCAACATACTTGTAGTCTTTCCACACTTAGGTTGTCCAGCTAGACCAACCACAGTTCCTTCTCTAAGACCTCCACCAAGCAACTCATCTAGTAGGGGTGATACACTTAATACCTTAAGGCTTTTAATATTACTTAAAACATCTGTACCTCTTTTGATAACGTCTCCATATTTCTCATATATTTGATTCGCTGTGTTGTCATCACCGAATCTACTCTTCTTAGAAGCTTTTTCTTCTTTAATCGCTGTTGCTATTGCCTTCTTTGCCATTTTTGCCTCTTAATTTGTCTAGAACTGACTGCTTTCCAGGTTTACTAACCTTCCTGATTTCAGGATTTTCGATTACCTGTATTATAGTAGCGGTCGATTCCTTCTCTTGTTTCTGTAGAAAAAGTTTATGGTGTTTCTCGACTAAGGGTTCAACAGACGGATTTACCATCCATCCTCTACCCTTGCCGTTTTGAATACCCAAAACTAATAGATTTTTAAAATCGTCTGATTTAATCAAAGATAGTACGGCTTCCTCGCTGTACTTTTTAGCTAATGCCCTAGCGGCATTCATTTGCTTCATCCAAATCCAATGATTGGGATCGCCCTTAGTCCAAAACTTATAGGCTGGTTTCCCTAGATTTAGCTTGTCTGCCCTTCTTAAGATTAGATATTCGGCAACATATGCCTCGAAGGTACAGTATTCACCTGTATGTATGTGTTTGAATCTGTATTTCTCAGATTGCTCTTTTTGGAAATCCCTGTTGAATAAGTCTGGCTTATCACTCATCAATTCTATCCTTATGCTTTTACGTCTTCCCAACCCCAACCAAAAAACCAATACATCTTCATTCTACTGTAGAATGATGGTTTGTAATAGAAATTAATCCTAAGATCTTGTTTCACATACGCACCAACAACTACTCTGTCTGCACCATATAGTTCTTCTTCTCTATCTCCGTGACAGTTTCTTAATGCATATTCTATGTCTTCTGATTCCATTTTAGTATTGCCTCACTAAAGCATTTCTCTAAAGGTGTTTCCTCTTTATATCTTTCAATAAGACCATCCTTAATCCAGATAGTCTTATGAACAGTATCACCCATCACTTTACCTAGCGTGAGTGTCTGTATAGCATCTTCGCCAATCTTCCCAAGCAAAGACCTAACATAGTAAACACCATCACAACCATTTAAGGCAAAATTGATTGATGTTGATCTATATTGTAGTTCTACATGCGTAGGAATGGCATTAGACGAAATAACGACTGATTGTATTTCAAACCAGTCGCTATATTCGTTAAATCCATAGTATGATTCGTCGTCTAAGTATATCCAAGTCCAAACTTTCTTCTTATCTTTTCTGTACTCAGACAACCATTCATCTTTATTTCTAACTATCAATTTGTTTCTTCTTACAAGTAGTTACTGAATTAGGTCTTCCCATAGGCTTTTGTACAGTCTTCCTGTGTTCATCGCCCATTTCCGATGCACCCTTTGTCATAAGGGTAACATTATTTTGTCTAGCAAATTGACCGCCCGCCCTGCTCTTGTTGGCTATCCAATCGTTTTTATACTCTTGGACTTGAGATACAGTTCTATCTAGGGCGAGGGCTATATTCGGGACTTCCATAGTAAATGCTTGCTGTTCGATATAGAATCTTTCAGCGGTACTTAGTGGTCCTTTCTTAGACATTGTTTAACACCTTTCTATTAATAGAATGGTAAATGTTAAGATTTCTTGTTTCTAGGAACACTAGGAAGCTCTTAAAGTCTTCTTCGCTAACAACTAGATACTTAAAGCTATTCTTGATAGCCTTTTCTCTGGTCGAAAATGGACCAACTGGATTATACAACGAGGAACCGAAAAAAGCAAGCTTAAAAATGGTTGAACCATTAGCAGTCACTTTCTTTCCGACAATCGCATCATTTGGATTAACTGTAGGTTCACCGTGTTTATCGTAGTTAACGATAGCTTCTACAGGTGGAATTACTACAAAGTCTTCTTTTGGTGCTGGAGCAACTACTACAGGCTCAGGAACTACAACTGGTGTTGGTACAACAACTGGTTCTGGAACTGGAACAGGTACAACTACAGGCTCTGGGGCAGGTGCTGGTGCTGGTTCTGGCACTACAACTGGCTCTGGAACAACTACTGGTTCTGGAGTTGGTTCTACAACAGGTTCAACTGGTGTCGGAACTACTGGTGTGACATCTTGTGCAATGTCTTGTATCGAATTATCTTCTGGCATCTTCTTCTCCCTCGGCTTCTTCAAAAGCCATTAATATATCTGCAATGATTTCATTTCTTTGAATGTCTGAAAAATCAAACTGAATGAAACCCGCCCTTCCAACGTTTTCTAAAATTCTGATTACTTTACCTAGACCTGAATTATACAAGTCTGCCTGTTTGGTATCTCCGTTGATAACAACAGTTGAGTTCTTACCTATTCTGGTAATAAACATTTTGATTTGCTCAAGTGTACAGTTCTGAGCTTCGTCTAAGATCATAAAAGAATGATCGAAGGTTCTACCTCTCATAAGTTCAAGAGGTTCATATTTAATAAGTTCTGATTCTACCACTCTATCATACTGGTGCTTTAGAAACTTTTTAAAGTTATCTTCTAGGGGCAATAGATAAGGCTGAATCTTCTCGCCCACCCCTCCAGGTAATGCACCAACTTCTTTACCTGTCGATACTAACGGTCTTGTGACTATAATCTTTCTTATTTCTTTCTTGTACAACTTCTCGCAAGCGATACCAGAAGCTAGGAACGTTTTACCTGTTCCACTCGGCCCTGTACAAAATATAACATCTTTTTCGTTAAGATGTTTAATATATGTTTTTTGATTGGGCGTTTTGGCTTCTACAAACTTTGGAGCATAATTCTCATAGTTTGGTTTGTCTTCATATCTGTTTTGTGATTGTTTTCTTACTTGTTCAGATTTTTGTCTTCTTCTCGTAACCATATAGTTGTTTACTCTTTGTTGTCAGAACTACCGAAACCTTTACTGCCTCTAGCACTCTCGTCTAGAGAGCTTACCTCTACTAATTCTACACAATAAATCGCTTGTATCAGGATTTGTGCTATTTTATCACCGGCTGAGACACCAAAATCTTCATCGCCTGTATTTAATAGACATACCTTAATTTCCCCTGTATATCCATGATCTATAACTCCAGCCAATACATCAATTCCTTTCTTAGCAGAAAGCCCTGATCTAGGCCAAATAAGACCTGCATAGCCTGCGGGAATCGCCATATGAATACCAGTAGATACTAACATTCTCTCTTGTGGTCCAATGACACAATCTTCTGTTGAACATAGATCGTATCCTGCGTCTGTGTTGTGTGCCTTTCTTGGAAGCTTAGCACCTTCATCCATCACAATACGAATCCTATTATCAGATTGATATAGTTGTAGATTCGCTGTGCCTGTCATTACGACTTCACTTTTAAAGAATTCTGGGTTGGCAATTAATGTGTTTTTGTCCATTTTTTAAGTCCTAATAAAAAAGGGGTTGGCTAGATTGAATCTAGTCACCCCTGGTTGTTAATATTGTAAGTTCAATTTATGCATCTGTTGGAGTCGCAAGGTTATCACCCCCTAGGGCGGCTTCCAAATCTTCTGAGTCAAATACTTCAAGAATTTTTACGCTAAGATTACCAACTGGTTCGGGAATCATAAGGTCTCCTAAATTTAAAGAGGTAGAAACAGGAACACTATCAAAATAGCCATTATTAGCTATTAACGTGATTGTTAGATTTGTGTTTGATGGGCAGATAAAAGTGAACTCTCTTTCTGCAAAAGAAACTTCTTTGTGAAGCATCGGAGTATTGGTGTTTTCATCAATAACTATAATGATGTATTTATTCACATCAGAAGACGGGGATTTCTCCCACTTGACCTGTATTTTTGCGACTTTCATATACTTTCCTATTTGAGGGAATTCTTGTCCGTAGATATTATAGCGAGATCAAGAAGGAAAAGCTAAATTATTGACTAATTTTTTCTATTGCGTACTTATGAATTTCACTTATAGTACAGGTCTTTGTACAAACACCTGGAGTGTTTTCAGTACATAAAGGAATGCAATGCTCAATAAGCTCTTTCTTCTTAGCTTCCCATCTTCTCTTATTCTGATAGGAAGTTGTAAAAAAAGCTACGAGTACCCAACCGAATAGAACCAAAAAAAGTCCAGATAGTCCCATGTTATTTACTTCCCTGTTCAATTCTTTTGATTGTACTGTGAATATCGGAGATAAGATGTTCTACCTTATCTTTCCAGGGACTGTCTTGGTTATGTTTTTCAATAACCTTAGTAATACATGTTATGGATTCTTTAGAAATCTTGATGAGTTCTTCGTCTTTGTGCTTTATTGAATCAAGTAGGCTCTTAACCCACATCATCAACACAATCAAAGCACCACCAGAACCTGTGATAGCTGTTAGCCACCAAGGATTTGCTTCTGCCGCCTGTGCGAGTATAAAGAACATGGTTTTAACCCTCGAAAGAGTATAGATTGATGAGATAATTCATTCTATTATACACTATCCACATTTAGCATACCCACACGACTCACACTTAAGACAACCTTCCTGATAAATCAGTTTAGCTGAGCATTCTGTACAGTTTTCCCCTGATTTTTCACCATCATTGATGTATTTCTTCAAGGCTCTAGCTATACTTTTTGTCATACTGGTCATATCGCCGTGTGTCTTTTGTAGTTGTTCCACTACGAATTTGATATCGGCACCATGTCTTAGGGCGGCTGATATCATTCTCATTAGGGCATTTTCGGCATCATCATCCAGAAGATCAGACAGTTCTAGTTCACTATCCTTAGTAATAAGTACATACTTACCCTTAGTTAGCTTAACAAGTTCTCCCTTCTTATCATTCTCAACGTGACCCTTGACACAGAACACTTCATATGGGGAACCTTCGAGTAATCCAACGATAACAGTAAACTTCTCTTTCTGTACAGTAAACTTATGAATGTCGGAGTTTAGACTCTTAGGTCTCTTAACAGCATTGGTTCTGGAAATAGCTTCTTTCTTTTCTTCCTTCTTTGTAATAAGAACGCCAGTTCTACATCCGTCTCTATAGATAGTGATACCCTTGCATCCAGCTTTCCATGCTGCATTGTAGATTTTATCAACTTCTTCTTGAGTTACATCATTAGGAAGATTGACCGTAGAACTAATAGAGTGATCTACGTGCTTCTGTGCCGTAGCTTGTAGTTTAACTCTTTGTACCCAATTGATTTCTGGAGACGTAGCACCACTATATGGGCAAGCTATCATAACATCAACGCCATTTACATCCATCCAAGCTTGAAGTGGGGCATGATATACCGTAAATTCCATCCAGTGATCGCCAGACTGGTCTACGAAGTCTGATCTAAACTCTTTATCGCCAGGATTTCCCTTCTTTCTTCTTGTGAAAGATAATGAATATACAGGTTCAATACCAGAACTCGTATTATGATACCACTTACCATTAACACAAATTCCCGCAAGCATTGATATAGTGCCCGTTGGTGCTGTGGTAAGATTAGCGATATTTCTTCTGCCGTACTGTCTTATATCATTAAAAAGATCTTCACCAGAGACATGTAGTTGGCAATCTAAACAAACTCTGCAAACACATTTGTCTTCAAGTAAATCAAGGTATTCGTCTTTGATTCTATTGATGAATGGATTGTCCTGCTCTTTCTTCCAATCCCAATCTGGAAATGGAGATAGTTCTTTAGCCATGTCTACGGAAGCCCTATAAGAACCAAACTTAAGGGTTCTATAGATTTCTTCAACCAAACCAATACTGTCATCTGAACCATATACATATCCAACAGCAGCGAGAGCATCACCCAATGTAGTAATACCAAGTCCAGTTCTTCTACCTCTATAGCATGATTCCCTAACCTTTTCCCATAGATTAATTTCAGCCCTCTTGATTTCCATGTCTTCTGGATCTTTAAGGATTTTAGCAATAATCTGTTCAATCTTTTCAAGTTCTAGGTCAATAAGGTCATCAAGCAATCTCTGTCCTTTTTGGGCGAGTTCATAAAGCTTACTACAGTCAAACCAAGCTCTATTTGTATATGGATCAACTACACAAGCAAATAGGTTAATAGCTAATAATCTACAACTATCATTTGCCGATAGAGTGATTTCCCCACATGGGTTTGTACTAATTGTTTGGAAATGATCGTAGCAATCTGCTGGAGATTCAGAAATGATATTGTCCCAGAATAGAACTCCTGGTTCTGCCCTAGACCAAGCACACTTCATAATTCTATTCCACATGTCTTTAGCAGACACCTTCTTCTTGAATGGTGTATGAGGATCATCTACTGGGAATCTTAACTCATAGTCTTCATTAGCTTCTACAGCCTTTAGGAACTCATCTGTGACTCTTACAGATATATTTGCCCCTGTAACGTCTGTATCATTATCCTTAGCTGTAATGAATGTTAGAATGTCTGGGTGGTGAACGGATAGAGTTAGCATCAACGCCCCTCTTCTTCCGCCCTGTCCAACTTCTCTAATGGAATTAGAATATCTATTCATCCATGATTTGATACCAGTACTTGTTCTGCTTGAGTTTAGGGTTGGGCTACCAGTAGGTCTTAGGTTACTAAGATCAATACCGATACCTCCTCTTCTCTTTGAAATCTGTACAAGTTCTTGATCTGTAGACATGATTCCACCATAACTATCTTTGGGCGAATCAATTACGAAACAGTTTGATGTAGATAGGAATTGATAGTTGTTTCCTACTGCTGATATGGGCGATCCTTGAGGGATGAGGGCATTAAATTTATAAAACAAATCGAAGATTTCATCCTCAGTCATGGGGTCTTCAAATTTATTTTTTTCTATTCTCGCAAACTCTTTGGCGAGCCTTCTGTGTGTGTCGTCTGGTGTTGATTCTACCAGATTTCCTTCGTTGTCTCTGAGTGCATACTTGTCTATAAAAACCTTTGCTGGTAGTTCTTGTCCACCAAAATACTCTGTCGATCTTAATAATGCTGTTTTATAGTCTATCATTCTTTATAATTCTTGAAAAAGTCGAAAAAATAAGGGGGTGTTTAAGGTACACCCCCTCTGTAATATTATAATTTATCAAATGCTTACTTGTCTGGGAAGAATCTGTTCATAATCCATCTTACAATCAATTGAACCAAAAGCGAGAATAGGACTGACCCAATCAACGCCCCAATGAAACCATAGTTTCCCTTTTCTGCCATTAGCTTTTCGTGAATATACTCTGAGCATCTAGCTTTCTTGTCATCTACGCTTTCATCTTCTGAACCAAAAGATGTTGTATCCCACTCTTTAGCTAATTCAATTGCTCTCTTGGCAAGTTTAGATTTAACTTTATCTTGCCCAAACTCTTTATTAGCATCTACTTCCATTGCGGCAAAGTCTCTATTCATCTTTGTCACCTAAAACCCACGAAAGGCCGTTAAATTTTTCTGAAATAAGGTCTTTTTCTTTTTCTGTTACTACAGAATTAGCGTCTGTAGTTACTGATTGGATCATATTGGATGTATAGGTTGGAAATAGATCGGGATATTTATCCTTCCATTTTCCTTCTGATACGAATCTAGCTACGTGATTCCAAACTTGAATCATTTCTTCTGGCTTGCAATCATAACCTTTAAGTCTTTGAGCAAACTCAAAATTCAGCATAGCCATCTTTTCTTTGTCTTGTTTGTTGGTTACTATTTTATCAGCACCTTCAACAATCTTTAGAATATCTTTGTCTGGCTCTTGAATATTAAGAACTTGTGCTACAGAAGGCTCTACTGGTACTAGCATCTTCTCTACTGTTGGAGCAAAGAAGGATGCTACTATTATAGCCATCCCAAGGAGAAATCTAAAATGTTTTTCCATTTTTAACTCCTTAAGACATTAATGATTGTATAGCAAATAAGCTTGCGGCTTCTTTCTTAACTGGGGCGACTGGAGCATCTGTTTTGTATTCTTGTGCCATGTGAACTAAGAGATCCTTAAGTTCTTTAGCGGAATCTTTCATATCTGCATCCATCAACATATCAGTTAGTTTTTCCCACTGAATAACAATGTCTGCAAATTCTGTAGATGTTGAAACTCTAGCAGGTTCATTAACAATCGATGGGAAGTCAATCTTGTGAGGAAGATCAACTACTATTGGTGGAAGTGTAGGACTTGTCTTACCAAGCTTTGATAGGGCGAACTTAACGATTGTAGAACCGTAAGCACCCAAAGCTATGACAACACCAAGACCTAAAAGGATTAATTGTATTGTATTCATTATTTCTCCGTGTATTTTTCTAGAACTTGTTCTAGAGTAAAGGCTTTAGCTTCTCGGCTAACCACAACATTGTTTACGATTTCGACAAACATAGGAATGGAATTTAGATTCCCTCTTACACTGTCGTAGAACTGTCTGTTTGTATCGACATCTAGAGTTCTAAAATGTGCCGAAACTTTATCGGAAACTTCAAATCCTAGATTCTTAAGTTCAGGAACAACTGTTTTCTTAAAAGCCTTACAGGGTCCACACCATTCCGCCCCAAATATTATAATCTGACGTTCAGTCTTTTGAGCAGAATTGTTGTATTTTTTGTAAGAAACTTTTTCGACTACTGGTTGAGTTTCTGGTAGTGGTTCTTGTCTCTTTGTCTTTCCGTGGAAAGGACAATCTGTAACGTGACCATCACCTTGAAGAATCTTACCAGTTCCCTTGCATACGCATTTAGCCGCATCCTTATCAGGACCAACGACTACATCTTTCTCTACCTTCGGTAAGAATTTTACTTCTGCTTCATCAAATTTCTCTTTAATTTTTGGATAAAGAGTTTCAACATTAGCATTCAAAACTTTACCATTAGCATCTTTCAGCATTTCATTCTTTGGGATAAAGAAGAAAATACTAATAGCTACAAGTAGTACTAAAACGATTTGATTTTTCATTTAGACACCTTCGTCCATTAAGTTCCAGTTTACTTTTCTCGCCTCAAAACCGTCTACATTACTGAATACAAACGAACCATCTTGAGCGAGCATTCTTCTGGCTACGCTTTCTCTAATCCAGAAACTACCATCTGGTTGTCCGAGTCTCTTTGGACCATTGTTCCATAGACCCCAACTGTTCTGAACTAGGAAAAGAATCTCGTTGAAAATCTCTCTGCTGTCATCGCAACCAATCCATGCCATAGCATGACCCCAATTACCTTCGGCATTGGCTATACCGTTCTTATCTCTAGTACTTGAGAAACCTTGATCTGAACATACCGAAATGGCATATCCATTAGCAATAGCGTCTCTGGCAGCTTCTACTGAGTGAATCAAACTAACGGTTTTAACTTGATGCTTAGAAGCTTCTGTTATTACGCTTTGTGGAACGCCTCTACCACCCCAGTTCATTCCAACTTGTGGGTTATATTGGCTTAGATCAGCAAAGTCATATTTCTTTCTTAAAAGGATTCCGCCCTGTGTAGATACGAATCTTGCCGCTTGTGAGCAAGACATACCTTGACCAGTGAAACCTCTCGATCCATAAATACCTTCTGTGGCACCTCTCAGAATAAAATCTTCTTTGTCTCCATTAAAGATTTCTACTGCTCGGCTTACGTCAACGGCATTTCTGGTAGCGTGAGATACGCAGTCACCAGTCTCTTGTCTTTCATAAGAACCAAAGTTTGGTTCAAACTTCATAAGACATTTGAATGGTAAACTAATCTTACCTTCACCAGTTCCAGCAAGATTATCTGCTGCAACACTAAAAAGTGGGTGAGGAAGTTGACCTAACAACTTATCTAAATCCCTTTTATCACAAAAAGCTCCGGTAAAACCGGAGCTATATGCTTCTAATAGAGACTTAGGATTCTCAAATGATAATCCCATGTGTTTTACCTATTATTGTTTTACATTTTCAACTGTATCTTTCGTTGGATAAACGCTTGTCTTAAGCCACTTCACTGCGGCATTAAGAGCCATTGTAACCATAGGGATTACAATAACCATGTTTTCTCCCATTTCAATCTTTCCGATACTTTGGACAATAGCAGTCAATGCTGCTGCTGCTCCAACCATAGCCGCACTCTTAAGTACGGACATTACGTCATCCATGTTAACCGAAAAGGCTTTAGAAACTTTTACTACACCGACTGCTTCGTTTTCAGCCATAATTATACCTCTGCACTATCTCTTGGAGGAATGTTTGTTGTCTGTGGCATTGGTGCCCCAGTTCTGTAAGTCAATTCACCAGGAATTGTTCTGTTTGCTGTTAGAACCTTATCAGATGCGTTAGCTTGATTATCTGTTGTAGATAGGAAGCTGTATTCAACACCTCTGTTGGAATCTCTTGTAATACCAGGATACTTAGTTCCGTTAGGAATAGAAACTGCTGGATATGAATATTGATCCACACCAATTCTTGTTTCTTTAACCTTGGAATTAGTCTTGCCTCTAGAAACACCGGCAAACTCTGAGCCTGTTGTGTTCAAAAGGTTTGTAGCAGTTCCGTTGATCTTACCAGCAGATGCAGTTCCAGCGGCTCTAAGAATAAAGTTTCTAGTACCGGCTTTTTCTGGGCTGTAAGCAAATGTACCGGAAGGCTTAGCTTTCTTGATGCCTTCGGGATCAGATGTAGAAGAAGCTGAACCTGTCTTTTCAATCAGTTTCGAGCCATATTGAGAATTTGTAGCACTTAGATCTCTCACAGAAAGATTCTTGCTAACTGGTCCTGCTTGTACAGAACCACCATTTACTACCGTTCCACCATTGTTTCTAACAGGAGCGGAACTCTTCGCTTTCATTACGGACATAGTATGTCTCTCCAAAAATCATTAGATTTTCATTTCCTATGTCCTGAAATATTATACGTTGAGTTCCTTGTTATCCTATTAGATTATACACCTACTTACAGAAACTTTTTCTCAGTTTTCTTAAAACCTTGCTTTTTCTCTGTGTAACTTCGGACTTCTGAATGCCGTTTTTTACAGCGATTTCATCGTAAGACAAACCGTTTAAGTAAAAATCAATCAAGATATGTCCATCTTCTAATGAGTTGATTTCTTCCATTAGGGCGACTTTATCGGCCATAGGAAGAGTTTCTTTTACTACAAAGTCAGAGCCAAGATTATCTATTTGAATAATCCTTACTTCTTTAGTCTTCTTTTTTGACTTAACCGATTTCTTCCTGTGTTTCATCACAAAACTAGCACTGCTTCTGCACTCAAGGAAAACGCCCCTATAAAGATAGGTAGCGTATTTCGTATTCATTGAAGGGTTATAGTTTATTAATGACCTCCATATAGCTTTCTTCTTACAGGATTCAATCTCATCTGGGGTCAGAATTGTACAAAATGGTACTGCGGCTTTGCCCATAATAAGTTTGTTGTCTTTATCATTATAAACCGCTAGAATTTCGTCGTCTGTAATCGTCTTAGTTGCTGCTACTGCCTGATTGTTGTTCATTGTTGATTCCGAATTCCTGGTTAAAGTCCTTAATAAATTCCTGCCATTCAAAAGCTTTGCTAACTGAGATTAGAAATCTATATCTAGTTAATACTTTGAATAGCTCTACGCCTGTGAAACTGTTGATTCTATCGGCAACTTTCTTTGTAATATCAAAGTTAGTATAGCAAATCCAAGAATCGAAGATTGTCATCATTCTGATATCTGACATAATGTTGGGCGGAATGAACATAGATGCAGCTTCATCATCATCGTCATCCTGTCCAGCGGCCAGACTTTCAATTGCTTTTTCTGCTGAGTCTTTATATGGGGCGAACATATCACTTTCGTCGTTATCTATCAAGAATAGGCTATTCCTAACTCTTTTAGATACGTCGATCTGTTTATCTACTACATTCTCGTACTTTTCCCACACAACCTTCTTGGGGTATCTGTTTTCAATAGGTGTACAATCAAATAGAACTGTTGGATCGCCAAGTTCCGATGGGTTAATTACTGGTTTTCTTTCTGTCACTGATCTTGTATCTCTCTTCTCTTGTATTGCGGAAACAAGTTTCACGAAGTCTTCTTGTCTGTTCTGTTGTATAAGACCAGCTTCTACATACATCAAGACCTGTGGTACAAAGTCTCCCTTCTCCATATTAGAAAGAATGGTAGCTAAGTGATCTATAGACTCACCGTGTTCTTCGTCTATGTTGATTACTAGATTTGGTTCAGTCACTTTGCCATCTATAATAGAGTACTTTATACTTGTATCATCTTTAACTTTTGGTTCTTCTTGTGGAATTTCTAGTTCCTGCTCTTTTCTTATTAGTTCATTAAAAAGAACTTCTCTAAAATTATTGTTAGACATATTTGAGTATCTCCGTCGCTGTGTTATTCCAGGTGAATTTGTTTCTTGTTTCGCTAAATCCGAAATCGTTTATGAATCTTTGCTTATGAACCGCCCTCATATACTCAACTACTTGATCTATCTGTTTCTCTCCGAGGTTTGCCCAGTTGCCACCTTTCCCATCGAACCAAATACCATCAAAAGCAGGGACTAATGAGTCAATTTCTACAAGCAGGGCATTATTTTTGTTACAGAATTCGGTATGTCCTGAATAGTTTGTTGCTATAACAGGCTTTCCGCGACAAATCATTTCTAGTAACTCAAGGTTCCAACCTTCCGCCCTAGATATAAATACCCCACAATCCATGTCATCCATGATAGACATTACCTCTTCGTGTGATTTTACCCTAGAAATAAATCTAACTTTGTGTCCTAGCTTGGACTCTATGTATCGATTCTTCCACCTTTTGGTATCCACTTGGTCTAGAAATGGATTATCACACATCATATGTAGCTCTACATTGTCTTTATCTTCAAAAGCCTTATTAAATGCTCCTATAAGCATATCATGACCCTTTCTAATCTCCCACTTGCCACATGTAAAGAATTTAGTAGGGGCACCCTTCTCTATAGAATTGAATTTAGCCTTGTTGAGTCTAACATTTTGCCCAAAGGGAATAACATTTACATGAATTCCGCTTGTGTTAATGGTCTTACAGATTACATCTTTAGCCCATTGTGATGCTACAAAGATTCTATCTAGAGATTCTAGATGATGCCTTTCTACATCTGTAAAGCTATCGAGTTCGAAGATAGGAAAACCTATTCTCTCGCCTCTGCCCATAAATGTTGACATATCATGCTGATGCCATATTCTGATACATGGGGCATCGAAGTCTAGAAGTTTTGAGTTAGATACGGCAGTTCTAATGATATCAACATCCTTTTCAGATGTTAACTCTATGCCACCGATTGGAGAGAGAGACAAATTACATTTGTCTGATAGAGATTTAGCAATTCCTAGACCTACGTGACCGTATCCTAATTGGTTTATAGGGGCCATAAGGTTTAGATTCTTTAATTTTTTTTCCACTCTGCGATTTCCTTACACATTGTTATAAAGTCTTCTTGGGACATTGATTGTTTAGATAGATTAACGTCCTTATGTAATATTTGAATGTTATCTTTTGTATATCCCTTAGAGCTATCTATCCTATCAACAGATGCTGTATATTTACCAATTGGGATTTTACCAAAGATAAGAGTTCGTCCAGTCAAAGCACATTTTAGATTTTGAGCTATTAACTGCTTCTCTATGTCAGAAATAGATATCTCAACGGAGATACTACGTTGTTCGGCTCCTCTTGCTAATCTACCATAGAAATCTTGGCAAATTAGTTCTCCACCTTGAAACTGTCTACCTCTGGCACAACCACAAGAAGATGTATGTCCAGAGCCAACTTTACATACGGTGGTTTTAAAGATGTTGCCACAATGACATTGAAAACTAATCTTTTGTCTTGTTGTTTTAAAAGGTTCTAGTTGTATACATTTACTATTTTCTTTAATCAACTTTTCCCAGTCTTTTTCTATTTTTCTTGGCATAATTAGATTCTCCCCTATTAGAGCCAATCTATTTATACACAAAAAATTAGTTGGAGCTATCATCTAGCGAAACATTTCCTGATTAGTTCTTCCACGCTAGACGGATTGTGTTTTTTAATTACGGAGTCAACTACCTTCTTTGCTTCTTTTTCTTTATAGCCTAAACTAATGAGTCCAGATACTGCGTCTGATGAAAGTTTATTATCAGGTTTAATCGTCGCTGGTTTAGAAGAGGTTTTTACCTTGATAGGTTTGGCAGGTTTTGGAGCGACCTTCTTTGGTTGCTCAATTACATATCCAATTGGAAAGTATACATCGTCGGTGTCTACTACTGTATCTAAAAAACTTTTACGTTTAGTCGGAAAATTAAGTTCTTTGAGAAAGTAAAATAGGACCATCGCAGCAAAGGCGACAAGTCCTAAAAATCCTACTAAGTTTGATGGTTGTGGGTTCATACCAACATTATACCATAA